ATATTATGGGAAAACCAGGTAGCGGCAGATACACAACTTATTTACCAGTAAAAAGCTTAAAGACCGACAGGTTGGGCAAGCTTTTCAAGGGTGGTTTAAGCGGACTTTATAACGGAACAGAAACAAACTCTGGTGCTGCAGAAGCAGCCGTAGCCGTTGCGAAATCCGTGCTTAATGGCAAAGGCGACCAAGATCTATTCGGTAATGGAGTTTCGTTGACGTTCGGTGAAGCTCCAAATACGACCGAAGTAAAATGGAGCAAGGCAGGAGACCCAGCCAATCCTTATGTCGCTGATTTGTCATCACCTGGACCAGGAAAAACAGACGGCGTTGACAAGGACGCCGACCCAGGTCTCAAGCCAGAAGATATTAAGCCTACTTTTGATTCGAAGAATCCAACCGTCAATACAACATCACCTTCGGCAACCGCACCTCGACTTGGTAGTATCTCTTTAGGAGAAAATTTGCAAGGTGGTAAGAGCTCAGTTGAATAATTGCTATTCAAACGATAATTAAAAGAAGAGAGGCGTAAGAAGGTATGTCGAAACAATTATATGAAGAAGCGTTAGCGGACGTTAAGAAGTTGAAGGAAATTGCCGAAGATAACGCTAAAAAGGCGTTAATAGAAGCAGTGTCTCCGCGCATCAAAGATTTGATCGAAGCCGAGCTTTTAAAAGAAGCTTCGGACGACGACAAACAAGTAAGCGACGATCTTCTTTTAGACGATGGCGAAGAAGTTGCAGAAATGCCAGTTTCTATGGTCGATGCTCCACAAGCGATCGTCGATCCAGCAGTAGCAGCTGCTATGTCATTACCTGACGAAGAAGGAAAAGTAACGTTAGATTTAGACGCTATAGCCGTTACTCCTTCACCTCTCGATGCTCAATTTGAATTAAGCAACGAATCTATCAAGTTAATCAATCCGATCGTTGAAAAAGTTAATGCAGCGACAGCTCTAAAGATTGAGTCAAAACTTTTTCAGCTTAACGAATCAGTAGAAAAGTTTCTGGATGCTAGCGTCGCTGTGAAGAAGACGACTAGCTACCAGCACAAGATTTTGGAGATGGTCTCTGAAATCGAGGCATTGTACGAATATTTGCAAGAATCTGCAGGTAACCTTCAGGACAAAGGAGTCTACGAAGGCAAGTTAGAAAAACTATACAAACAACTCAACAAGCTCGTGGAGCAATACAACATGAAAAAGAACGTGAAATCATTGACTGAGGCTGAAATAACGCTAAAACTAACAAACGTCCCCGACGAAGTTGCGGACGAACTTGACGACCTTGGAGTCGACCTCGTAACTGATGAAGAGGGTGGCGAAGAAGCACCCGAGGGCGAGGAAGCTGAAGGTGGCGAAGAACTCGACCTCGGCGGTGAAGAAGGCTCCGAGGCTGGTGAGGAAGAAGAAGGTTCCGAGGAAGGTGGCGAAGAGCTAGACCTCGGCGGTGAAGAAGAAGAAGAAAAGGCTGAGGAGGCTCAAAAAATGGAATCTAAGCGCTTAAGCGACGACACAATTGTAGAAATCGATGAATCTATGCTCCGCCGCGAGATCGCTCGTATGCGTTCTCTTCGCGAGGCAGCAGACGACGTTCAAACTTGGGGCCACGGCCCAGGCGAAGTTTCGGATGAGTTTGCAGATGAAGACATGGGCGATCCCTTCGTCGACGTCGACCTAACTCTCGAAGCCGACGATGAGAAGCAAGAAGAAGGCGACGATTCGAAGGAAGAAGGAATGCACGAAGTTGACGAGATGTCGATGGAGATGGAAGAGACATACGAGATGGAAGAGCTTGAGCAAGAAGAAGCACAAGTGAAACAAGCTAAGGATTCTCAAAAGTCTCATGGCGACCGCGACGAGGCCCAAAGCCAAAAGCAGAATCGTATGCCAGAAGCGCAAGAACAAGACGAGACAGAAGAGAAGAAAGAGGCTCAAGACGAGAAGGTTCATGAGGCTCGCTCACGTCTTGCTCGCGAAGCTCGCGTTCAAACAGAGGCCAAGAAGAAGGCAAAGCAAGCAAAGCAAGAGCAACAAAAGGCAAAGCAGAAGTCGCAAGCCAAGCAGCTTGAGGCTCAACAACAAGCCAAGAAGGGCCAAAAAGGCAAGGCAGTACAAGCCAAGCAAGAAGCCCAAAAGCAAGCAAAGAAGGCCAAGCAATTGGGCGAAGCCTATGCTTATTACGCAAATATTTTCAACGAGTCAGTGCGTCGCACTGCCAAGTTGCAATCGGTTCTAGCTGAGAGCCGCAAGGTGGCTAGCCAAAATGGCGCCGCAACAAGGTCGACGGAAGAGACCTCAACACTCCGTAAGAAGTTGGCGGAAACGAATCTGTTCAACACGAAACTACTCTATTGCAACAAGCTTCTTCAGAATGAGTCGCTCACAAAGCGCCAAAAGGCGGACATCATTGAGCGTCTCGACGAGGCAAAGAGCGAGAGAGAAGTCAAGCTTGTTTACGAAAGCCTTGTAAAGACACTCGGCGCTGCTCCTTCGAGATCTCTCTCGGAAGGAACACAAAGAGTCCTTGGTTCTTCGTCACAAGCAACACGCTCGGCATCGACTGTCATTAGCGAAGGCTACGAGGCAGATCGCTGGGCAAAGCTCGCAGGTCTTAAGTGATTCGTTTTTAACAACAGTATTTTAGGAGAAACACATGAAGCAATTTACACTACAACACCTCGCGCAAGGCATCAAAGAAAAGCACGTCGGTGCCGAGCGCGCTCGTTTGACTGAGAAGTGGAGCCGCACAGGCCTCCTCCGTGGCCTCGACGGCCAGAAGCGTGAGCTTATGTCTCAGCTTCTCGAGAACCAAGCAGCACAAGTCCTCAAGGAGAGCAACGCTCTCTCGACCGGCGGTGGTAACCTCGTTGGTTCTGGACAAATCCAAGGCTTCTCTAACATCGCATTCCCAATCGTTCGCCGCGTGTTCGGTGGCCTCGTTGCCAACGAGCTCGTTTCGATCCAACCAATGAGCCTCCCATCGGGACTCATCTTCTATCTTGATTATACCTACGGCTCCGATGTCGGCAAGCCAGCAGGACAATCTGGTGAAGTTTATTCCCGTGGCCAATCGATCTACAACAACCCAGCTGGTAAGGGCGTCCGTTCCGGATCTCTTGCAACAGGTGGTATGTACGACCTCGTTGGTACAGGTTACTCCCGCGTCACCGGCTCGATGACAGCTCTCAACTTCGCTGCAGGAACAGTCTACTCTGGTTCTTATAAGGGCGCTTCTGCTCTTACCTGGACAGACGGTGGCATCGTTGCTTCGGCAGCTGACTTCTCGGGTTCCAACGCACGTTGGCTCGACTTCGACTCGCAAGTTGAAACAGCTCTCAGCAACAACGACCTCGACTTGTTCTTCGTCTACGTTCCAACATCTGCAATCACAGCAGTGATTCCAGGCGCAGACCTCCTCGCAGTCGACCAAATCGCAATGTTCAGCGGTTACGGCGCCAATGCAACGGCATGGGGCGAGACATACCAAGGTGGAGACGGCGTCCTCAACCTTCGCCGCCTCAACAAGCGTGGTAACTTCAGCACCGGTGCAGGCTTCGTGCCAGACGCATTGAATGGTACACACATTCAAATGGTCCTCAAGGGTGCAAACGGTCTCTCCGCTTTGACAGCAGGATCCGGCGCGCTCTCTTGCGCAGTTTCGACGAGCCTCTCTGTCGACAGCAGCTCGGGTGCAACAGTCACGGTGCCATCTTTCGAATCTGACTTCGGTGCAACACCAGCTCCAGTCATTCCAGAGATCGACATCAAGATCGAGTCAATCGCGATCACTGCAGAGACCCGCAAGCTCCGCGCCAAGTGGTCTCCAGAGCTCGCACAAGACCTCAACGCATACCACTCGATGGATGCCGAGGTCGAGCTCACCTCGATTCTCTCCGAGCAAATTGCTCTCGAAATCGACCGCGAGATCCTCAACGACCTCGTGACAGCTGCTAACGGCGCCAACTACTACTGGTCGCGCGCTCCAGGCAAGTTCGTCAACAAGGCAACAGGCGCACCTGTCACCCTCGCATCGTCCCTCTCCATCGGCCCAGCCTTCACCGGTACGGTCCGTGAATGGTACGAGACCCTCATCGAGACAATCATCGATGTCGCCAACACCATCCATCGTAAGACCCTACGCGGCTCTGCAAACTTCCTCGTTTGCGGTCCAGACGTTGCAACGATCCTCGAGGCTTCTGTGCTCTATAAGCCAAAGTTCTCCATGGACGGCGAAGGACAAGTTGGTTCGCCATTCACCATCGGTGCAGAGGCGATCGGTACACTCAGCAACCGCTTCACAGTCTACAAGGATCCTTACTTCGTTCGTAACAAGATCCTCGTCGGCTACAAGGGCGGCAGCTACCTCGAGACAGGCTACGTCTACGCACCATACGTTCCACTCATCGTGACACCAACAATCTTCGCACCAGAAGACTTCACACCACGTAAGGGCGTGATGACTCGCTACGGCAAGAAGATGGTTCGCTCCGACTTCTACGGAACCGTCACATGTCTCGACATGAATATCATATGACATGAACGTCATCTGAGTTCATAGCCTGAACATCAGCTGAATAGTTCTCTGAGAAGGCTCCTTAACGGGAGCCTTCTTAGTTTCTAGAATGTGATTTACACAATTAGTTTTATTAATATAAGAAAACCATGGTGGTAAAATTACCGATTTTATCTAGAGCCTGTGGCGACTGCACAAAGTGTTGCGAAGGATGGCTCGAGGGTATCGTGCATGGCTATAAAATGTTTCGAGGCTGTAGCTGTCATTTTTTAGAAAAGACGTGTAGCATATACGAATCCAGACCAGAGAATCCATGCAAGAGTTACAATTGTGCTTGGCTATCCGAGGACGTCATTCCAAGTTGGTTAAAACCGAATTTGTCGAATACGATAATAACGAAAAGATCAACTCGGATTCCTACCGAGGAAGGAATGAAAACGATAACGTATTACGACGTTATAGAAGCGGGAAGCAAGCTAGACTCATCGGTCCTTAATTGGTTATTGCATTGGGCGATAGACAACAAACTAAATGTTGCGTACGAATTAGAAGGTAAGGTTCACGTCGTCGGAGACGAAGACTTTAAAGGGTTGTTGAATCGATGAAGAGTCGAAGAAAACACGGACAGCCTAAACTTAACAAAGATCGATGCGAGATATGCGCGTTCGACGCCCCAGCAGCCCTAAACATTCACCACATAATTCCAAGGTGTGATCCAAGGTGCACTAATGACAACAATAATTTAGCCATCGTTTGTCACACGTGTCACGACCTAATCCACGCGGGCGAAATTACAATTATTGGAGTTTATTCGTCTACGGGTGGAAGAAAATTATTATGGTTTAGAGAAGGCGAAGTTCCGCCTCTTGAAAAAGAATTTTGGTTAATAAAAGAAAATCCATTAGTATTAAGAAAAAGAATCGCACATAAAAATAAAATTTGAAGTTAATTTCTTGTTATTTGTCATTTTTTAACCACAAGGGTATTATTACTAATATGCACACCAATAAAAAAGCCATCAAGAATAGTCTGATGCTAGCTTTAGTGTTGGGCTTCGCCGCTCACGGTTGCGAACGACCAAATCCATATAAGTTAGCAGGCGATACATCCGCTGTTTACGAAGATTGTCCGACGCCTAAAACGTCAGTAAAAACTAATAGTAGCGCATCGACGACAGGACCATCAAGCGTCGAAACAGTCGTGGGCACAACAGTCGGTCCATCGACGGTCGTAACAACAGGTCCAGACCAAAAGCAAGAAACGACAGAGCTTGATTCTCGTGAACTAGATTATTCGGAAGCTTTAAGAACAGCCAGCATCTTATTGATTGGCGATGCGCCTACTTTGTCTGAAATTTACGAATTGGGCGATTTACCACTTAATCAACAAAAAGTCAAATACGAAGAGCTCATCGACAAGAAGTTGGCTGATCCAAGGTTCGCAGCTACGCTCGTAGAATTCTTTAAGTACACATTTAAAATGGGCGGAGTCTCAACGGTCGCAGGTGAACCAACGAGAGATACTGCACCTACTTTTGCAGCGAAGATAGTGTATGAAGAAAAAGATTGGCGAAACGTCCTCGTTCAACAAACTAATACATGTCCTACTTTTAATCCTACAAACAATACCTTTACTGATGGTTCTTGCAACAATCTTCCTGTCGGTATGAATCACTCGGGCATATTGACCGATCCAGGAGTTCAAAGCCTATATTACGGAAACCTATCATTTCGTCGTAATCGTTTCTTTCACGAAACTTTTCTTTGCAGATCTGGCAACGAACAAGCTGGTGGTGAACCGACGGACCAACCACCGAAGGCGGCTCCATGTAACGGTGTCGATCCAATTCCTGGATATCAAAACAAGTGGCCTGTAAACGAAATTGCCGGAGCGTGTAATGGTGGGCGCGTCGATTTCCACGCGTACAACGCCAGCAATGTTTGTTCCAATTGTCATTCAACGTGGAACCATCGCTCGCCGCTCTTTAGCCAATTTGACTCCAAGGGTATATTCCAGCAATTAACGCTCACCGGTGAATACTCGGTGTTTGTTCCGGTGAATGGATCTCCACGAGCAAAATTATCTGATTGGCTTTGCGTCGATCCATCTATCTGTCCCAACGGTGGCAACAATACGACGGCTTGGAAAAGAGTTATGAAAGTCGACGGAGTAGAAGTACCCGCACCTGCTGCTACGATCAACGAGCTTGGTCAGCAAATGGCAAAAGACGATGAAGTTATTGAGTGCGCTGTAAAAAGAGTTTGGAATTACGCGATGGGTCGAGCGGACATTACAGAAATTGGAGGTCGCTCTTGGGTGGCGTTACCAGATAGAAAAGATCCTAATCCTGAGTTGATTACGTTAACCAAGCTAGTCAAGGATTTTAGAGGTAGCGGATATAACTTAAAATCGACGTTAAGAACGATTCTTTTGTCAGACGATTTCGTGAGGTTTTAATATGAAAAACAAATTTTTGCCAGGTGTTTTGTTCGTAACGTTCTACACTTTATCTGCGGCGTGCGGTGCAGAAGCGCCAGATATTGAAGAAGGTTATTGTCCTGAAGACAACGTCTCATCGTCGACAACAGGTGCGGGTGGAACGAATGTTTCTACGGGTAATAACTCTGCAGAAACAGCAACTACGGTAGTTTCGACTGCGTTAAGTTCAACGAGCTCAGGCGACTTTGAAGAAGGACAACAATATGAAACGCCGTACCCAGATGAAATTGCTACAAGATTACATAGTTGTCATAAATTATCGTACGTGCAATTAGGTAATTTTTTAAGAGCCAGAGGTGTTGCAATTCCACAAGGCGATGTTACGGACAATCGAACAACGCAAACTGTCGTATTCGGTATGACTCAAACGTTAGGAAGCTTGTTTGGAGGTTCGGGTTCTACTTGCGAAATGGCAATAACCGACGCCAACGGAACCAACGATCCAATTTGCCCAATTAACGAGGTTTGTTTTTGTAATCAAGACGATAAAATGAATCAAGTCAATCGTGGCTGTTTGGACGTTGGAAATAATTCTCCAGACGCCGCTGACGGTTATTGCGTCGCAAAACCAGCTACATCAGGATTTCTTTATTTCACAGGTAAGGATGCTTTAGGCGTACCAAAACTTGATTCGCGACTTGGAGAAAAAGAAGAGCATTCAACTGCATCAGCTATGAAGCTAATGGATATCTTTATTCAAGCTGCGCCACAGATCATTACGAACATTGGAGATCCTCAAAAGGCTCCTGCTTGTACGCTAAATGGCAAAAATCTTCCTATGTTCGCGGCTGATGGTAGTTGCGTTGAAGAATCCGTAAGTTGCTTAATTGGTCTTCCTGCTACAGAGGATCACATGTTATTGTGTAACTTGTTAGTCGACAAAGCAGACAAAAAAAATCTTACGGATGTCGCGAAGAAAAGAAATATGGCGGTAGCGACGTTGTTAGCAGCATCACACACGTGTCAATAAAAAGGTGTATAAAATGGCTAATTGGAAATTAAAATCACTTCACAACGAAAGACGCAGAAATTTTTTAAAGATGGCAACCGTTGCCGCTGCAGCTATTGGTATTGAAAGAACTAAGTTGTTGAATTTTCTGGCAGACGAAGGTGGCTATGGACTAGCCGAAGCAGCAGGTTCTACATACGGTCGTTCACTTTTAGTTCCTGCCCCGAATGGTTCACAAGCTTGGTTTCAAGAATTATGGCCCGTAGCAGATGTTGGTTTTAAAGCGTGCCAAAATGCAAACGTCCCAGGATTATCTTCTAATTTCGGTGGATTTTCCTCGTACCTCTACACTTCACAATATGGATACAATCCGGCCAACGGATATAGGGGAACATATACATGGGGAAAGGGTAATACGATGCCATCGCTTCCTATGGGCGTAAAAGGTTGGGACGGCGGCGATCGTCCTTTCTTTTATGGACCACATGCTCCGTGGTTTGATCACTCGACGGGAATGCCCAAATATCCTGTCACAGCATTCATGTCAGGCAAGGACGAGACTCATACCGAATTTCCAATTTCACAAGTAACTCTTTCAGGAAACGCATCTATGCAAGCAGCGTTAGCTTCTCTCGGCGCTGCGGGTTCCTCGGCGATAGTGCCAGTTTTGGGTATCGATCCTGTCAAATATGGTAGAGCCCCAGGCGCGCCTGAGGTTGCTACAGTACCAAGTTCGCTGGGAATGATCGATTTGTTTAACAGCGCTGCTAGTCAATTTACCCTAACAAACAAAGTTGATCAAGAATTATTCGAGACGTACTACAAGGCTCTAATAGGGTTGCGCAAATCAGCCGACAGATCGAGTTGGGCACCACAAATGCAAGTAACAAAAAACGCAGCTAGAATTATCGGTTTAAATTTTGCTTCGCAACTAACGCCAACGAGTCAAGACCTCGTCGACTTCGGAATTCAAGAGATGATAGACGGACTTAACTCTTCAACTTCGTATATGTCAGCAGCACAACGAAAAGGTATCGAAGAATTCGGTCGTACACTTATCGTTGTGGCGAAAGCATTTACGTTGGGTCTGTCTAAGACGGCAATCGTCGCTCTATCACCAGGACCAACTAGCGACACGACATTTACTGATCCACACGTTACGTTTGATAGTATGACGTTAATGAATCAAGGACGTAACACGACGAAGCACCTAGGAAAGGTGCTAGATGGTTTTTATAACTACCTATCGCAGCAGGTTGATCCCGAAAGTCCTACTGAAAAGTTAGATCAAAGCACCGTGTTTGTTGCGTATGGCGATACACCCCACACGCCGCTTCAGGGTTCTACGTGGCCAGATGCAACGCCCGATGCTTGCAATTGGACGTATGTTATGGACCCAAAAAGAAATATTAAAAATGGTTGGTTTGGTCATGTGTATGCTAATAAGTTGAATGGAAAAAATGCCGTTGGATTTAATCCATTGACTGGTCTTGATGACTCATCTAAAACGTCTGAACAAATGTCGGCTTTCGCATCAACTGCGACTGTGTATGCAACGGCGCGGGGCGACAGTAACAAGACCGCAGAATACGGTAATTCACCAAATATCGTTTCAGGTTTGATTAATTCTAAATAATTAAAAAAATGAAAACGATCACTATAAAACAAATTAGACAGTTGGTTAGAGAAGTAGCCTTAAACGAATCAATGGCAGCTGACGAGGCAGAACAAAAAAAGAAAATTGTCGATTCATTAGTTGCTTTATATTACAGACACGAATTAGAACCTTCTGAAATTGCTATTGAACTAGCCGCAGAAGCCCAAAAAGAAATCGACGAAATTAAGGCACGAACTAAAAGGTAGCAGATAAAACGTATATTTAACCGCTGTCGAGTCAAACGTCTCAAGGATTATCAACATGAAATTAACTGAATCGCAACTTCGAAAAATTATTCGTAAGGAAACAATTTCTATGCTTGGTGAATCTAGGAAAAACAAAAAACGCAGTTTAGCAGCGTTAATATTTGAAGATGCAGTGCCAGAAAAAATTGATCCAAAGTTTTTTCCAACGAAGTTAAGCCAAGTCGACCCAGAGTTAGCAAAAGACCTTGCTTCAAAAGGCGACGCAGAATTTGACAAGCAAGCAGACGATGATACCGCTGACGCAGGTAGTATATCGACGGCTGCGAATACGCTCAAGGCGACGCAAACTACCATGGATTTTGGTAAGTTCGTTGGAATGGCAATTCAAATGTTAGGCAAAATAGGCAATTTCTCCGGTGGCGCCGGGGGTGATTTAGGTGCTATTATTTCTAGTGATAATCACATTATGGATGGTCACCATCGTTGGGCAGCAACGTTGATGGTTGATCCCGGAGCATCGGTCGGCGGATTGCAAGTTCAAATCCCAGGCAAAGAACTCGTTGGAGTTCTTAACGTTTGGACTGCTGCACATGGCGGTGCTGGAAAGCCTTCTGACACCAATATGGATTCATTGACCCCAGAAGCAGTTGGAGAAAAGTTTAGAGAGATGGCAGGTAAGGGTGGTAAGTTTTTACCGTCGCCTGAAGAGATACTAGAAGCATTCAAAAAGAATGGATACGATTCTCTTGATGCTGCTGTAGACCACGTCACGAAAAATTGGGCGGCCACAGAAAACCTTAGAAAGGTCGAAGGTTGGATGCCTCCCAAGGTTGACATGCCTGCCATAGAGCCTAGCCAATTAGGACAAGTTGCGAAGGATATTTCTAGCGGTAAGATGGATATCAATCCGCCATATTCTCCTGATGCTCAGAAAGCAGTAGGCGGAGAAAAATCGGCCGAAAATGCAAGTCGCATAAGACCAGGTAACGTAATCGTCGAGCGCTGGCAAAAACTCGCAGGACTCATCAAGTAGATAAACGCTAGTTCATCACAAAGGGAGGTAGAAAACTGCCTCCTTTTTTCTTTTATGGTTTAACTATTTTATTTATTTGAGTTTTTTAAAAGTTAAGCTGACAATTCAACGCTATTTATATAGTGATGGGACCAATATTAAAACCGACAGAAGTAGGCGCGCATTTATTTCGAGTTAAAGGCGAACTCGAAAGCATGTTGAAGACTGTCAGGTCGTGGAGAACGTCAGGCATTGAAGGCAATGGTGTAGTACCAATTGAGGTTTTGCCGTTAGAAACCAAACTAGAAAACTCGTTATTAGAAGTTGAAGAAATGATAAAACTCGTCTCCAGGATAAAACCTTCGCGTAAAAAAAAGTAATTTTATAATCGAGAAGATTATTTATCGTCATGTTAATAACTGAATCGCAACTTCGTAAAATCGTAAGACAAGAAATAGCTAGAAAAATTAGACTATCCGAAGCCGTCGATGTTGCTACGATCGTCAAACAAATAACTGACGAAAAGATCAAAGACCCGGAAGCTCTAAAGGCTGCGATCGAGAAACACGGCGAAGAAGCTAAAGAAGTATTAAAATCCAGCAGCGAAGAAGTTAAAAACGCATACCAACAACAGGGTGGAAAACCTGAAGACGCAGAATCTGTAATGAAATCTATAGTTACAGGTGTCGTAAGCACTGCAGGTTCAATTGACTCTGTTGCAGCAGCTGTCGCAAAAGAGCTCGGTCGCGACGAACTGAAAAATCCATTAATAGCAGCAATCAAAAAGAAAAAAGGTGGTAAAGACGCCGCCGAATTATCAGTCGACGCCAAGAACGCCCTCGCGGACGCTTTTCTGGAACTAGTTTTTGCAAAACCAGACGTCGTTGGTAAAGTCGCGATGCAGTTAAAAAAAGTCTCTGAAGAAGTTTGAAGCTAATCGAAGGACGAGCAAGTGAGAATAACAGAGTCGCAACTTCGTAGAATTATCGCTGAAGAGATAAAGGCCGTTCAGCAAGAACGAGATATCGTTAACGTTCACTCTGGACACGCCGAAACTCCACACAGCAAAGTCGTAGTAAATTTAATAAAAGGAAACACGTCGCTCCTCAAGGCGTTAAAGGATATTACATCGCAACAGGACCTCACTGCGTTACTTCAAGCCATTGACGATCTCACGGGAGTTAAAGAGCGAACTACGATGATGCGTTCATTATCGAAAGTTACCACGCACCAAAAGAAAGGCTAATTAGAGCTGATATTTGTTGCTTGTACACTCTACGCCGCTAGGGTTAATTTAATCACATAACAGCAAGAGCTTAATAAAATGCTCTTGATCATGGAGATTAAATTATGAAGACACGTAGAAACCGTAAGTTTGTTGCACAAAATCGTAATGCCGTTATCCGCACTCGCGAGGATCGTACTGGTAAGACCCGCACCGAGACAGCCCGTCGTGATGATTCGACAATCTCGGTTGCAATTAGCACGAATCCAAAGACGGATTCAACTCGCATGTTCGTAGATTTCCCAAATCGCGGCGGCGTTGTTGAGTTTTCTGGCAGCGAGGCTCGTACGCTCTATCGTTTGCTTCAGAAGCATTACTCTGAGACAGGTAAGTCTTGCTGAGATATAAGCAGTAATTTTTTATGAGGTCGGCTCTTGTAAAGAGGGCCGACCTTTTTAGCTAGGAGATCCTATAATGAAATTAAAAAATTCAGAAGTTTTGTTGCTAACGCAAGTACTTTATCACATAAAGTGCTCTGATAGCTATTTTGAATTTAGCGACCAAATTCATGAATTACACGACAAACTTTGTGCGCACTTGTTAAATGAAAAACGTGATGAAATTCATGCGGATGAAGATGACGTAGGATGCGTCGTTCATCACGACGAAGACTTGTTCGAAATTGTAGAATCGATTAATGAGGATGACTCAGAAGAGTCAGAAGACTCACACGAGCCAGTTGCGATCAAAGATGTAGTACTACTTGAATCTGTGAGGGTCTCGCACGAAGACAAGAAAAAAACATTTCTTTTTGAGTTGGGCACATCTAAGTCGATGTTGGACATCAATTTGGACGACGGTGAAGAAATTTTGTGCGACGTGACAAATATCGAAAGACACTCCGACTCTTTCGTCGTTAAGTGTGTCTCTGGTTGGGTAACATTTGACGTACAAAAATTTCCCAAATCGTGGACGTCGCTACTAAAGCATGGCGTAACTTACAAGGTGGTTTGACATGAATTTAAATTTAAATCCAGAGCAGTTTCTAGCCATTTACAATAGTCTTAGAGATAACTCTTCTATTACTTCGCAAGAAGTAAAATCTAAGATGGATTTGATTCTATTAAATGCCTTATCAGCGATCGATGATTCTAAGAATCAATCAAAATTTGGTAGTTGGATGAAGCAAGAAAAAGAAAGAGTTGAAATTCTAGAATCAGAACTTAAATCAATTCGCAATCCGGTATCCGACGATGGACTACCTTTTCCGCCAGCCCCCGAAAGGAGTTAAAATGTCAGCGTCAATAGAAGATTTGTTGCAGCAAATTATTGAATTAGAAACTGCCATTCAAAGCAATATTAATACAGGCAAAAATGTTACTGCCTTACAAGAAAAGTTGTTCGTCTTGAAAGAACAATTTCAACTATTGAGCGAAAACCTAAACAAGACTGACAAGATATTGAAAGGTTAATATGCAAAAAGTAGATTTATATCAGCCGTTAGTTCATTATAAAACCGGTTTGGCGCCTCTAACTCTTAGAGTCGGTGTTCCAACATCGAGTGGCTATGTTGAAGGTGGAACTTCTAGCGAATTTTTAAAATCCGAAACATATATCTTGTTGTCGGCTTTACCATTCGAGTTACAAGAACGAGTAAAAACAGCAGTTCAAGCGATTATATCTGGTATGTGATCGATACTTAATGAAGTGAAACAAAGCTTTACTGGATACGCAGCGTTTAGTTCTAGAAGAACATTAACTCAAATAGACGACAACGAAGAAGAAGAAATTGAGGACGACCTTTCCTTAAGAGAGGTCGTTCAACTATTTGTAGCAGAATACTTGAGAAGTAATAATTTTTAAAGGAACGACATGTAATTCATATTTAATTACATGCCTTTATTTGCCAACACAGTAAGTCCGACGCCATTCGGGTTTTTTGATTCTGACACTCAATTTCAAAACGAAGCCGACGGTATAGTCATGTTTGTAAAACGCAAACTTGGCGACGACGTTTTGTCCGTAGAATTAACCAGAAAAGAAATGTGGGCATGTTTCGAAGAAGCTTGTTGCGAATACAGCCGTTTAATTCACGAAACTAAAATAACTTCAGAACTCACAAGTGTACTGGGGTTTTCTACAGGATCACAAGATTTTACGAACAAGTACTCTAAACAAACCCTAGAATTCTTGTTACGTAAAGCAGAGCCTTACGCGACCGAAGCTTACGTTGGAGGTTCTTATAACGCGACATTAGGTTATGTCGATCTTGTCAATGGGCAACAAGACTATGACATCTATTCTGATGTTAAAGTATTTTCTGGTAGTAACGCTGGTCAAGGCGTTTATGATACGTTACCTACTGGTTCGAAGGGCAAATTAAAGGTTGTCGAAATCTTTCACTTTGAACCCCTCGCAGCGCAAACGTTCCTTCTCAATGCGTCGAACATCACGAACTTCCTTGCTACGAACTTTAACTATGAATCATACGTCAATTCGACTGTGTTCTATGTTCTACCAATATTCGAGGACGTGTTACGCAGAGGCATGTTAGAAAGTGCGTTTAGAGTCCGTCGCTCAAATTATTCTTACGAAGTACTAGGAAGCAAGTTACGAATCTACCCAATTCCTACTTCGGATCTTCAACTTGGCAAGATGTTCATCAAGCTAATGCCTCCGCATGATCCGCTTAATCCGTCGGCGTACAGCGACGATTCTATTTATGGTATATCTGGTCCCAATAATTTTCCATTAGGGAACATACCATACGCGACTATTAACCAACCAGGTCGTCAATGGATCCGTCAATATACTTTAGCGCTATGCAAAGAATTGTTGGGTTTAATTCGTTCTAAGTTCCAAAACATTCCTATTCCAAATGCCGATTTGCAATTGAACGGTGAAGCCTTGGTTT